GAGCATACCAGGGTATAAACATACCAGTAAAAGAGTTTTTACCGCTACCTTTTTCCCCTTTAAACTCCCATTTAGCGTTCTGCCATATATCTTCGTGCAAAGTTCCTTTATCAGCAGTAGAAATACCTATAACTTTACCACCAGTTGCACGGTTAATAGTCGGATAAGCAGCTTCCCAAATTTCTTCTGCAAAAGGGTGGAAAGCCCACTCGTCCATTATTACCTTATTCGCTGTAAATGATCTAGCAGCACCAGGAGAAGATGTAAAACCTTTGAATACAGAAGGTTCTTTATCGCCTGGGTGGTGGATAATTATATCCAGCTTATGCTGCTCGTACATAATACCAGTAATGTTCTCTTTTTTATCCTCTTTTTCGCCTTTTTTATCGACAATTAGCCAATTCGGCATATATTTGAAAATAAAGCCCATTCTTCTGACTAATTCCTTAACATCACCTTCGGTCTGTGAGATAGTATTAGCAGAAAAGCCAGGATTATAGATTAAATCGTGAGAAGTGTCAGCTAAAGCAAGCCAGGTTATACCCAGCTGTCTAGCTTTAAGAGTAACCACTCGGTCCTCTTTAATGAATAAATCTAATAATTCCTTTTGAGATTCCCACAATTTGAATGGAATAACTATATCTTCGGAGTCTTTATCCTCGATATGCACAAATTCCTCGATAAAATCAGCTTTATTCTTCTTGTAAGCTATATATTTAACCATTTTTCTATCAGTCGGATCTCTTAAATCAAAACCCAATTCTTCAAATTTTTGCTGTAATTCCTTAGCATTAGCCATATTAACCACCTAAAATATAGAAAAATCTATATCATCTTTGTATTTTTCGTCCTCTAATATAACTACTGGTATTCCTCTATAACTTTTTAAAACTTTGTTTTCTAATTCGCCATCACCTACACCGTGTATAAAAAAATCTTCCGCTGCTAAAAGTTTTTCGTGAACATTCTTTCCTAAAAATAATCTATCTATTTTTACACCGTTTAAATCAGCTTCCTCTATTTCTAAATCAATTTCTTCTAATATTTCGATAACTTCTGATATATCTTCGCCGTTTTTAACAAATTCCTCCACAGTAAACCTCCTTCTTGAAGAAAAAAGCAGTCTATAATATGCCATAACACATTCAACACAAATATTACCTTCAAGCATTGTGCCTGTTGCTGTGCCTGAAAAGAAATTGCCGCCACAAACAGAACAAACTCTGTCGCCCACTTTATATTTCATCTATTCCTCCAAATCGTTATCTATTCTCTGCTCAATAATTCCTATAGCTTCGCTTTTTGCTATATTTTCACGCTCAAACTGCTTTAACTGCGGATAATTACCTGCATTATACTTCTGTTTAAGCAATTTTTTCTGCAAATTTTCTATTTTACGCTGTTTACTCATTGTTTTCCTCAATTCTATAAATTGGGTTTGTAAATGCGGAAACTTCAATTTCTCTCATTTTTCTAAATATAACTGTTAGCTGAACACTGCTGTAATCATCAAGTTCTATTAGCTGTCTTTTTAATTCAAACCACATTTTCATATATTTTTCCTGATCTGATGTTTCTTCTATTGGCTCTATTTTTGGATAACTCATATTTATACCTCTTTCAGCATTTTAATTTCACGCTGTAGCTGTTTATATGCCCCAGCTCTAAATAAATTCTTAATATTGACTAAATGCCCGAATTTAGTGTCAGCTTTACCTACTAATTTTGGCCTGTATCTACCCATATTAACCCTTCTTTCTTCTTTTTCATTGCTAGAAAAATCACCATTTAGCCATTTTAGCCATTGTTTTTCTTTCCCAGCTGGTACTAATAAGTATTTAATGATTACCTCCTAAATCTATATAAAGAGGGCAGCCTTATACGGAGAGTTTGCGACACTTAATGCAACGCCTTATTCTCACTACCCTCTTTATTGCTTAAAGTTTTTCAAAGTGTATTTCAGCTTTTAAACTGTCTAAATTCCTTTCAATCCAGTATTTTGCTATCGGTCTTTTATCCAAATATAGTACAAAATAATCTTCAAAGCTGTCATAAGAGTTTGTCAACATTATCTGCAGCCTATTTAAATCTAAATCATCAGCTTTTATCTTATGTTCTACTAAATCATCTAATTTAGCTGCGAATTCCACATCATAATCGGCTACAACATCTATGATCTTATCCTGAATAGCTCTATTTTCAGTTATAGCCATTTCTAAGCTATTCATCATCTTCAACTGGCCTTATATCAAGAATATTACTAACTCTTACAGCTAGTTTAGTATTATCATAGTTGTATTTTTCCAGCAAATCATTAACACCAGCCAAACCTTTAGCGTGTTCAGCGTTTTTAGCCACTACTTTAGTGTCAATTTCAGGAATACCTTCGCCACAATTCTCTTTTTCAATAGCAATTACCTGATAAATACTCCACATTTCTCTTGGCTCATTTTTTAAAGGCTTATCCATACCTGTTGCTGTCATATTACCTTCCTCCTTTGTTGGTCCCATAAAATTAGCAATACCTCCACAAGTATATCTTAAAGCGTCAACCTGATGTTCTCTTTCCATTTGAGATGTATCAGTTACAAATGCTTTTTGCTTTGCTTCTTTATACATTCGCATTAAAGGACTATCATCTGGCTCAATTACTGGTATATCTTCTATTGGCGACGGTCCACAATCTCCAACTAATATTTCCCTACTTTTAGCTTCTTTCATAACCATTTTGGCATATTCCTCGTTGTCCATATTTACCTCCTAAACACTAATCCACATGACTATACCTGCTAACAACCCAGCTAAAATTAAAGCATTAAATAGTCTTAACATTATTCTTCACCTACTTGTGCCAAGGCTTAAAGTCTTTAACTTTATTAATTAACTCTTTATTCCATTTACCCCCAAAATTAATTGCTCTATCATCAATTTGCACTATAGCTGGTACTTTATCTCTAACTACTTTATCTACTTCAATATCATATTTATCTAAATAATCTTTGATAGCTTCAATTCCGCCTTCTTGGTGGCACCTGGAAGAATGGACAACTACTTCATAATCTTTCCTTAATTCCTGAATAGCTTCGTTTACACCTTCAACTGGAGGATCTGGTATATTAGTAACTCCTTGCCAACCAGACTTATAGCTGTGAATAACACCGTCAAAATCTAAAATAATTGTTTTCTTGCCTGACATTTAATTTGCCTCCTCTACTTTCTCATAAGTTTTATGGAATATATCAGGTTTACAAGGATAAAATTCGCCGTTTACACCCTTTATAATGTAATCTCCATCATTAATTTTCATAGCACCTTCTAATGTTTCAATAAAATATTGGAATTCACCATAACCTAAACTTCCATCATCAATAAAACTTTCTAACTTAACTGAATTTTCGTTATAATGATATTGGATTGCTTCAATTACAACTGGTTTTTTACGATATTTTGCCATTTTATCCCCCTTAAAATTGCTTTAATAAGACAAAACTAACATTATTCAACAACTTCCCAATCGTTTGATAGCATATCAGGTTGTGAAGCTAACCACCCTGGCTGCCATTTCTCGCCAGCGGTCCACATAACTATATACCCCTGACATTCTAAATCTTTCCCTTCTGGTAAAAATTTTCTGCTTCTACCATTAACCATGCTTTCTTCAATAGTTACAGGTGGCATATAGCACAGCCACATATTTTTACCATTCCAACCTTTTCGTGCAATTTTTTTGCCTTTTTTTAATTCTTCTAATGCTTTACCAAAATTCATATTGCCCTCCTTAAAACTGCTTTGAAAGTGTAAAACTAACATTATTCGGTGTCTTACAATCTTGCTTTATTCTTAAATGACCTAAAGGAAGTTTGCCATCAACACCAACTATACATATATCGTCCTCTACATAGGAATAGTGCAGCTTTTTTACTACAAAATTAGGAGATTGGAGTAAATGCTCGACCACTATCCTGTCAAAGCTAGAAATATCCATAGTACCATCCTCTGATACTGTCCTCCTATCAAATACTATTACCGTTTCCTTCTCTGAACTGTCTAAACTACCATCTGACACTATTTCCATACCATTGTATTTCACTTGCTAAAACCGTCCTTTTCTCCTATTAGTCCAAAACCTTCTGCTACTCTATATAATTCGTCGCCTATGTATCTTATGTTATGAGCAAATACAACCCCACATTTAGGGCAAATCTTCATTCGTTTTGTTTTCCCATCTTCAAATTCCTGCCAAAATTGCTCGTATTTATCTATTTCATCTGTGTAATGACAATTAGGACACCTGGCTACCATAATAGGCTGCACTTGTTCAACTTCTTTCACTTGCTCAAACCTCCTATATACTACTTTTTAAGAATTTTTACTGCTTAAAGGTATATTTCCTTATGTTAACCCTTTTATAAGGTTATTCTATATAAATACACCCCTTTTAAAAGCTAAAAAATATATATTTGAGTGATTTCAAACCTCCACTTTGCATAAAAAGTCCTTTAGAAATAGCTCATAGGATTATTTGGGGTATATATATTATAGGATACCGATACCGGCTCACCCCTCCCCCTACCTTCTTAATAGCTGCTCTACATTCAAAAACTTCGCAAAACACAGATTTTACGAAACTTTTACCCTCATTATAGGCTATTCTTCCTCAATATCATCTACATCTACTGCATTTTGTCGCTGTTCTATCATATCTACCGCCTTTGATAGCTGTAGAAGGGTCTTATCGTCCAATTCCTCCAGCCTATCCACTTTATTATGGTCAATTTGGCCTGATACCTGGTGCTGATGTTCTACTCGGTCCGCCATTCCTCCGAAATTCTTGAGATAAAAGATAGCTCCCGTTGTATTTCTACCTGGTAGAAAGAGTTGTTGCTCCCAAATTGTTAAAATAGTATTCTTAGCCTTTTTTACGACCTTTGCATAACTTGGCTTATTTTCCATTCTATAGAGTGTTGAGGTATCTATTTCTAAAAAAGCACATAAATCTCTTATGCTGCAGAAGTTAATTTTTTTCTCAGGGTCTAACTTCTTATCAAAATAACTTTGAATTTTTTCCTCTAATTCCTCAGGAGTATATTTAGGAGGTCTTGCCATAATTTCACCTACTTAATATATTAATAGTAATCTAATAATCTATATTAATCTCTATTTCAAAAGAAAAGAAAATATATAAAAGAAAAGAAAAGTTCTTCCTCTTTCCGCAAATCTTTTTTGAAGATCTGCTGCAAGAGTCAGAGAAAAACCTTCTCAGGTTATTGCTTACCTGAAATAATTTTCTGCTTGTTGCTGCAGGTCCTATCTCTACTATTATTATATGCTCTTATATTGCTAATTGCAAAATATAGTTTTCTGTGAGTATTTTAAATAACTATGAATAATAGAGTATTCTGGAGGTTTTACGGCTATAATCTAATCTAATCAGCTCTAAAGCTAAAATATAGAAGTTGAATAACTGCTCTACTGTCTATATAATGAAGTTAACATCAAGGAAAAACAAATTTCAAGGAGGAAATAATAATGATTAAAAACAAGCAGAAAATTATTGAATTGGCGGACAGGATAGACAAGGAATTAACTTCATTAGTCTATGAAATACAGCAGTTAGACAGCCACGAAGAACAAACAGTATTAAATGTTATTAATGAAATAGG